CGTGATAAATGCACCGTAATTAATAGTTGCTGTCACTTCATTGGCTGCTGCCAGTGTAGGATATTTGTTTCCATCAAGAGCAATGAACATGTTTGAAAAATCAATTTTTCCATAAAATGTAGACTTTAAATTAGAAAGAACTTGTTCTTCCAATTCCTTATCCTCTATGATGCTGTATTTTTTTAAAACATCCAAGCATTCTTCCAATAAAGTCATATCAGTTGCCTCCACATTTTGTGCAGTGTTTGCTTGTTTGTGTATAGTCATGTGCTTTGCTTCATGAATGTTCTATTGTATTATACCATAATTGAGTGGGGAAAGTCAAGGTGGTGATTCTATGTTTCGGTGTAAACGTGTGCAAGAAACAGGCAAATTGATGAAGTGCTCTTTTCATACGAAAAAATTACAAACTTTAGGCAACACTGAATAAAGCTTGTGCGTAAGACGCGTTGTCATATTTTTCGGCTTTATAAAAAGCGGCTTAAATGCGTCAAATTTCGCATTTAAGCCGTTTTACATATGGTCGAGGTGACAGGACTCGAACCTGCGGCATCTTGGTCCCAAACCAAGCACTCTACCAAACTGAGCTACACCTCGAAATGTTGTTTAACAACAACAGCTTGATTATTATATACCATATTTTCGGATTTGTCAACATAATTTTCGCTTTTTATTCAAAATTAATTCAAATATTTTGAAAGTCACCATAAAACAGATCGAAAATGTGGTACAAAACAGCCGTCCCTACATAAGAAACGGCTGTTGGTGCAGGTAACTTGCAGGGGGGATAGGAATGGGGAAAATGGGGGATTTTGTTAGCTATATGTAAGCTACGGAACATAATTATGAACAATTCAGGATAATATAAGACTATATTTTGTTGATTGCATTCACTAATTCTTTTGGGTTTATGTGGGTGTAAACCTTTTCGGTCAAGTCCATTTTCGACTTGTGACCGACTATTTTTTTGATGATTGTGTGGTTCACATTTGCCGATACAAGCATTGAAATGCAGGTGTGTCTTGTTTCGTGTATGGTGTGGTCAAATCCTAAATCATTTTGCAGAGGTGTCCAGTAGTTGCGTTTAAAGTTATCGTATTTCAGCGGCTTGCCATTGGTGTTATTCAGAACATATCCACATTGAGAATCGCTGATGAATTTCTGCCAAAACGGCAGTACTTTGTCTGCTATAGGCACGGTTCGTACACCTGAATCGGTCTTTGAACTTTCAACAAAGAAAGTCTGTTCGTCAAGGTTTACATTTGAAATTTTTAGGTCGAGCAATTCGGACACACGCACTCCCGAATAAATCAGCATAAGCACTATTTTTACCGAATCAAGATTTGAATATTCCCACAAAAGATTTATTTCGCTTTCCGAAAACTCCCTGCGTGCTCGTTTTGTTTCATCTGACTTGGCATTGATTTTCAATTTTTCTGCAAGATTGTTATGGAGCATATCGTGAAATATGCAGTATTCGTAGATTTTGTTCAACAGAATTTTAATTCGCCTAACCGATTGATAACCGTTGTTGCAGTTGTCGAGAACTCGTTGCATATCAATGATTTTTATATCGGACATCTTGCGATTGTATAACATTGAGCATTGTTTGTATGCCGCATTATACTGTCTTTTGGTGTTCGGATTTGTGTCTTCGGTGATGAACTCCTTGTACCAAAGTTCGTAAATTTCTGAAAAAGTGCGTCTTGCCGAATCAACATCAAACGGGTTTTGATTGTAATCAGCAAGAGCATTCAGAGCTTTCGGCTTGTTGGGAAAGTAGCCAATAACCCTGCGTTCCTGATTGCGTGTTTCTTTGTTGTATCCTATTGTCACGCAGGCAACCCACGGATTGCGCCTGTTTCCGCTCAGCTTATAAACAGAGCCGTAGCCGTTAGGCAGTTTCATTTTATACACTCCTTTTGCTTAAAAAAGGGTGCAAAAATCCCTTGTGCTTTAAATTACTTGAAAAACACAAGGGAATGTGATACAATTATCTTGCATTAAACTGCATCATCTGCACCCTGTGTGGATGATTCCGCTCTGTTCGAGGACCAGTCGAGCAGAGCGGTTTTGTATATATATTCATTTTTGATTTTCTCTTTTGTACAATTTTTACAAATTTGCTTATTTTACAAAAATAATTATTTCGGTTATAATAATTTACAGAGAGTATTCTCTTATTGCACCAACAATACTGGATGTATTCCAAGCAACGATTACATCCGATACATTTTGAATGTATGTAGGAACATTAGTATTACCCCAAGGTTTTACTGCAATGATTGGTTTGCTGTATTCCTGAGCTATTTCTATTTCTTTTTCCATCCATTCTCTGTTGTTTGCATACATTCCTGATATTACTACAACAGCGTTAACGGGTTTGATTTTCCTTTTAATAGCACTTGTAATCTCAGATTTATTTTTAACATCAGTGTTGTTGAGGTTCTTCAATGGATTATCTGAGGGAGCAGAATAATTTCTAAAGTTGAAATTAGGTGCTTTTTCAAGCAAATCCATCAAGTCGGTATACTGTTCTCCGTATTTCCAAGCGTGACTAATAAATATATCGTATGTTTTTAAACTGGGCATATAATCATCCTTTCTAAAAATAAATTAAGGAGTTGTAAAAATGGAACAAAAGATTAAAAAATATCGTAAAAAACCAATTGTAATTGAAGCATATCAGACTGACAAAGAAATGATTATCCATACACTTGAGGGTGATATGAAAGCAAGTGTAGGAGATTATATCATTACCGGATTAAGGGGCGAAAAGTATCCCTGTAAACCTGACATCTTTGAAAAATCTTATGAACTTGTAGAAGATCCTATTGAGGAGTAAATGTTATTCCAGTTATCAAATTCCTTTACAAAATATTGTTCGCAACTTGATACTAATATCTTAAACGCTTCTTCCTCTGTTTTACCGTTAAATTCATCAGACTGTGTGTAAAATCTATGTAGGACACTTTTTAGCAGTTCACAATTAGTTCTGTATTGAACCCAAAGTTCTTTATGCTTATACAATGTGTTTATTCCGGTAATAACACTTGCACACGAACTAAGAACTGCTATTACAATTTTAGCAAATGTATTTATGAAATCAAAATCAAGTAGTAGTGTAAATATCGGTATGACTGCTGTTACAATTATAGAAACAACAGATAACTGTTTATAGCGTTTTTGCTCTTTTCTGCTTTTATCACCGTACCACCTAATTTGAGCAATTAAGCGATTCTGAATATATTCGTTGGTAGTGTTATTATATTGTTTGCTATATCTGAATTCATTAGCCGTGTTATACGGTGTTTTACTGTTCTTTTTACTCATATTTTATCCCTTGACCGCTCATAGTGCCAGCTGCGAGCGGTCTTTTTTATTATCAAATCAATAAATTATCTCTGTAAAATTCCATTGCTTCAATCATAAATTTATTTGTGACATTAAAATATTCGGCAAGTTCCCACGGCTCTGCTATGCCGTTGTGAACCGCTTCTTTCAGCTCGTCCAAAGGGATGAGCTTTTTTATTGTGTGTTTCTTTACTTTTTGTTCCATTTTCCCTTTTACGGTTAATGGAGTTGTGAATAAATAAAAAGCACCTAAATCTATGTGAACTTCTTCGTGAGCAAGCAAAACTGTTTCCTCGGCAGTAGTTTCAATCTTGCTTTTGTCAAGAACTACAATTCCGTTTTCGTAAGGAAAAGAAAATGCTTTTGCTTTGTCAGTTTTGAAATAATCAACAGTTATCCCTTTTTGTTCACATTCAAAATAAATATCCTCTAAAGTCATTCAATCATTTCCTTTTTGAGATTTCTTAAATTTGATATAGCTAAGTATATCGTTTTTAAAATCTTCGCTTTCTCCTTCCATTTCTTGATAAGCAGCATACGAAAGTTCATCAAAATTTGCTTTCGGAAGAGGGGAAGAAACCTTTCTTGCAACATCTTCAACTAACTTTTCAATCTGCTCATGCTGTTTCTTTTCTTCTTTGATTTCCTGCTCAGTCATAAGCCTTTCAACAGGAACACCGAGATAATTGGCTATTTTAAGGCGAGTTTGGTATTTAGGTAAAACACCGTTTTTCCAATTGCGTATAGAACCTTTACTCAAACCAACTGCAACCAAAACCGCAGTAACCGTTGTACCGTTCTCTTTACATATTGAATCCAATAAATCAAAGAACACAAAAATGCACCTCTACTTTTGTGCACTTTTCACGAAGTTCATATAAATGCACCTAAATTTCAAAAATGCACTTGCAAAGTACACTTTTATGCACTATAATAAACTTGTCAAGACGATGTGGGGACATTAACTTGACGAAAATAGGTGTGTGAATGTGCACCAACTTTGTAATCTAATTTTTTTTAACTGATTAAATTATAAAGGTATAGTGCACATTTGTCAACCTAAATTATCAATAAAAAAGGAGGTAATAAATTGTGGATTTTTACAAAATTGTGTCAGATATATGCGATAAAAGAAATATAACACTTTGTTCGTTACTCTCTCAATTAGAAATGAGCAAAGCTAACATCCGAAACTGGCGTAATGGCGTTATTCCTAAAATTTCAGTAAGACAGAAAATTGCTGAAATTACAGATACACCGGTTGAAAACTTACTGACGAATGAAGAAAAGTCAGTTGTCAACGAAATTCTTAAAAAGAACAGTAGGTAATATCTCACCCACACAATCAATAATACCACAATCACAGTCCCATTAAACGGACTTTGCTGAAAAGAGGTGAAGAAAGACGGAAGTAATAATAATTTTAGGACTGCTAATGCTTTGCACAGCTTTTGTTTCAGCAGTATTAGCAATAAAAATAGTAGCCGCCCATTTGTATAAAACAATAGACAGCTACCTTGATAAGCACGACGCTCAAATTATGGATCTGATTAAGTGGGCAAAGGAGAATGAAAATTGAACAAGTTTTTAATGTTTGTAGTGTTTATTCTCAACGCAATTATCTTACTTCTGCTGATTACAGCAATGCTTATCAAAGCAGGAGTTATCCGTTAAGAAAGAAGTATTCAAAGAGTACAATTAGAATTACTGATAATAGGAAAACCGTAATCAACGGCATTGAATATTTAGTAATTCCTAATATCAAAACTTTTATGTTTCGTGTTTTGTATGTATACATCTTTTTATCTAACGGTCTTAAAGGAATTCCTAAAGCAGAACAACAATCGTCATATTCTTTGTCGACTAATTTTGAAATGCTTTGAAAGTTAATTTTATCTAATGGAAGAGAAAATACATAGCTAAGTTTTCCGCCAGCGATAAGTTTATTATCGGCAATAATATCTTCGCATTTTTCAACGGCTTGTTTAATTTCAAAAGTAATTTCCTTTTTGTACAAATGTTCTTCAAGCAGGTTGAATATGGGGAAAATCACTAATTCATATCGTTCTTTCAGATAGGTTTTGTTCTGTTCCTTTTTAAATAATATCCAAGACAGAACCAAAGTGCATAAGGTTGAAACTGCGGATATTATTAAAGTCAACCACGATAAAATATCATTCATATTTATGCCTCCTTTCATAGTTAATCATAACATTTAAGGTCGTGTAAAGCAATAAAATATCGAAAAGCAGGTTAGAAAATGGCAAAACTTAAACTTATTGACACAAAGGAAGCGTAGCTGATGTTGAATCAGTCGAAATCGTTTCAGACAAAATTACCAACGAAAATTAAGGAGGTGTACATATGGACACAGTTCAGATGAACAAAAAAATCAAAGAAATTATGGATAGCAGTGATGTCTATTTGCTTTCTGAGGACGCCGCAAAGGCTATTGGAGTTGCTCCGCAAAACTTGCGTGAACAGGCAAAGGACGAACCCGAAAAATTGGGATTCAATGTAATTGTAGTCGGCACATCTATCCGTATTCCGAGAATACCGTTTCTCAATTATATTCTCGGTTCAAACCCGTTGAAAGGAGTGTAACAAATGGCATTAAAAGATTTAGAAACAAAAAGGTCGCTTAGAAAAAAGTACCGTGACAGCAAAGACCAGCTTAAATACACGCAAAAAAGTCTTGCAAGCACCGAGCAGGAGCGTGACATTGCGAACAGCCGTCTTGAAAAAACGAAAGCAAAGCTTAACAAGGTGACAGCCTTATATGTTGCCGAAAGAGCGAAAAACGCAGAACTTGCCCGCAAGCTCAAAACCCTTGAAACGCCTGAATCCGAAGCATTCAATTTTGAATGTATGGGTGTTTCAAATGTCAACTGAAAAAGAAAAATCCGCTGAAGCTCTGCAAAGCCTCAACGGACAAAGAAAAATACCTTAATTAAATGATAGACAATTTTAAGCGAATTGTCAAGGAGGACTTTAATATGTCAGTAAAAATATCAGCTTTTGAAATAGAAAATGTAAAAAGAGTAAAGGCGGTTGCTTATGAACCGACCGAAAACGGACTTACCGTGTTGGGCGGTAAAAACGGACAGGGCAAGACATCTGTTCTTGACGCAATTGCGTGGGCTCTCGGCGGTAATCGTTTTGCTCCGTCTGCTCCGTACCGTGAGGGTTCAACGATTCCGCCACATCTTAAAATCAAGCTCTCAAACGGTATTGTTGTGGAGCGTAGCGGTAAGAACAGCAGTCTTAAAGTAATTGACACCGCAGGCAACAAAGGCGGACAGGCTTTGCTTGACGCATTTGTCAGTAACTTTGCTCTTGACCTGCCGAAATTTATGAATGCAACCGGCAAGGAAAAGGCTGACACGCTCCTGCAGATTATCGGTGTAGGCAACAGAGTTTACGAGCTTGAAACGCAGGAAACACAGGTGTATAACGAGCGCCGTGCTATCGGTCAGATTGCAGACCAAAAGAAAAAGTTTGCCGCCGAAATGCCCGAGTATGAGGGTGTGCCGAATGAACCTGTATCAGCCTCTGAACTTATCAATAAACAGCAGGAAATTCTTGCACGCAACGGTGAAAATAACCGCCTGAGAGCAGAAAAAGATAACCTTGAAAGCCGTGCCAACAGCTTACAGAGCGAAATCAACAGGCTTAACGAGGATTTGAGAAAATACAATTCCGAGCTTACAAAAGTGCTTGCACAGCTTGAACAGAGCAGAAAGACCGTAGACGAACTGCACGATGAAAGCACGGCAGAGCTTGAAAAAAATATTACCGAGATTGACGAAATTAACCGCAAAGTCAGAGCGAACCTCGATAAGGCGAAAGCTGATGAGGACGCAAAGGAATATTACCGCAAGTATGCCGATATGACGGCACAGCTTGAAGAAATCCGCAAAACTAAATATGACTTACTCAATAACGCGAACTTGCCCCTTGACGGTTTATCTGTTGAAAAAGGCGAGCTTACATATAACGGCTTTAAGTGGGACAATATGAGCGGTTCGGAACAGCTTCGTGTCGCTACGGCGATTGTTCGCAAGCTCAATCCCGAATGCGGATTTGTCCTGCTTGACAAGCTTGAACAAATGGATACCGACACACTCAAAGACTTTGCAAAATGGCTTGAGTCAGAGGGATTGCAGGCTATAGCAACAAGAGTTTCAAACGGCGATGAATGTTCAATCATCATTGAGGACGGTTATATTAAGTCCGAAACAACCGTACCCGTTACAACACCGACTTGGACAGAAGGAGAGTTTTAATTATGGCTACAAGAACTACAGCTAAAACAACAGCAAAAACAAATACAAATGAATGTGTAATCAAATGCAATCCGCACAGAGAGCTTGCCTGCGGTTATACCAAGGTCAAGATTATGCCTGAAAACTATTCAAGAATTGTTTTGATTGCAGGTATGACAGGCAAGTCAATACAGGATTTGACAAACGAACTGCTCAACTACGCAATCGACTATGTTGTCATTGATGTTGACGGCAATAAAATCAATTTTTCGGATGTACAGGGGGTAAGATAATGAACATCACAAGAGGTAAAATTAAGTCGGCTCAAAAGGTTGTAATTTACGGTCCCGAGGGTATCGGCAAATCAACTTTTGCTTCGCAGTTTCCGAATCCTCTGTTTATTGACACAGAGGGCAGTACAAAAAACCTTGATGTTGCAAGAATGGATAAGCCAACGTCATGGATCATGCTCAAAAGCCAGCTTGAATATGTAAAGAACAACCCAACTGTATGCAAGACGGTTGTCATTGACACAATCGACTGGGCAGAACAGCTTTGCATTGATGATATTTGCTCAAAATATGGTAAGAAAGGTATTGAAGATTTCGGCTACGGAAACGGCTATGTTTATGAAAAAGAGGAGTTCGGCAGATTTTTGAACAGCCTTGAAGATTTGATTGACAGGGGTATAAATGTTGTGCTTACCGCACACGCACAGCTCCGCAAGTTTTCACAGCCTGATGAAATCGGTGAATATGACCGTTGGGAGCTTAAACTCGGCAAAAAGACTGCTTCACAGATTTCTCCGCTTGTAAAAGAATGGGCGGATATGGTGCTTTTCGCAAATTATAAAACAGTAGCGGTAGCAACCGACAAAGACGGCAGAAAGTACAAAGCGCAGGGCGGGGGAAGAGTAATGTATACGCTTCATCACCCTTGTTGGGACGCAAAGAATCGTCACGGACTGCCCGAAGAAATGGATTTTAGCTACGCAGGCATTGCCCGTATTTTTAGTGATGTTGCACCTGTAAATAACGCTCCTGCTATGCAGAATCCGATACCTCAGCCACCTAAGGCAGAATCTGCGACACAGCCTGTACCACAACCTACGCAGATTGACAAAGCTCCCGAGCCTGTACCGCCTGCACCTATGCCACAGAATGACAAGTCTGTCAATATTCCCGAGGGCATACCAAAAGCACTTGCCGACCTTATGAGAGCTAACGAAGTTGACGAAAGCGAAATCAGACAGGCGGTGTTTACACAGGGACACTACCCTTACGATACACCAATCACAAACTATGACCCACGATTTATTAGCGGTTGCCTTGTGGGTGCGTGGAATAAGGTATTCGAAGTGATACAGAGCAACCGTGACTTACCGTTTTAATAAGAAAGGAAGATGTATAAATGGATAGAGAATTCGGTTGGAACGACGAAATAACCGAAGAGGGCGGAAATTACGAACCGCTCCCCGAGGGTGATTATGATTTTACAGTAGCAAAGGTTGAGCGTGCTCGCTCACAGGGGAAAGGTAAACTGCCAGCCTGTAATATGGCAAAGGTGACTTTTGATGTGTGGGGAGCAGATGACAAGAGAGAAATTACAGTTAATTTCGTACTGCACTCATCACTTGAATGGAAGCTGTCACAGCTCTTTTTGTCCGTGTCAATGAAAAAACACGGCGAACCGCTCCGTATGGACTGGACAGGCATTATCGGCAAGAAAGGTAAATGTCAGGTTATCATCCGCAAATATGCCAAGAATGACGGCACAGAGGGCGTAACAAATGACATCAAGTATTTTTATGCCTACGATGAACAGGTGACAACGATATCGCCTGCCGTAGCACAGTCTGCACCTCAGCAGTATGTACAGCCTACATATCCGCCGCAGTATGCACAGCCTGCAACGCCAAATACTGCGATGCCGAATAACTGGACACCGGGTAGCTTTTAATGCAACTTCGACCGTATCAGAATGAAGCGAAGAATGCCGTTTTCTCCGAGTGGGAAAGCGGCAATCTAAAAACATTACTTGTCTTGCCTACAGGCTGTGGCAAGACAATAGTTTTTGCAAAAATCACCGAAGAATGTGTCCGTCGAGGTGACAGGGTGCTGATACTTGCCCACCGTGGAGAATTACTCGACCAAGCGGCGGACAAAATCCAAAAAGCAACAGGGCTTAATTCGTCAGTCGAAAAAGCCGAGCAAAGTTGCATAGGTTCGTGGAACAGGGTTGTTGTAGGCTCTGTACAAACGCTTATGCGTGAGAAAAGGCTGTCAAACTTTGACAGCGATTATTTCGACACAATCATTATTGATGAAGCACATCACTCAATCAGCGACAGCTATCAGCGTGTGCTTGAGCATTTTGACAATGCAAAAGTGTTGGGTGTTACCGCAACACCCGACCGAGGAGATATGAAAAATTTAGGACAAGTATTTGATAGTCTTGCATATGAGTATACATTACCTAAAGCAATTAAAGAAGGATACTTGACACCAATTAAAGCTGTGACAATACCGCTTACACTTGACCTTTCGGGAGTTGCCACACAGGCAGGAGATTTTAAAGCAAGTGATATTGACACGGCACTTGATCCGTATCTTTATCAGATTGCCGAGGAAATGAAAAAATACTGTAAGGACCGTAAAACTGTTGTGTTTTTACCACTTGTAAAAACATCGCAGAAATTTAAAGACATTTTGAACGAAAAAGGTTTTAAAGCGGCAGAGGTCAACGGCAACAGCGAAGACAGAGCGGAAGTATTGCAGGATTTTGAAAACGATAAATACAATGTGCTGTGCAACTCAATGCTTTTAACCGAGGGTTGGGACTGCCCAAGCGTTGACTGCGTTGTCGTTTTAAGACCTACAAAGGTTCGGGGGCTTTACTGCCAAATGGTCGGCAGAGGTACAAGACTTGCACCAAACAAGACGGAGCTTTTGCTACTCGACTTTTTGTGGCACACCGAAAGGCACGAACTTTGCAGACCTGCACATCTCATTTGCGACAACGATGAAGTCGCACAAAAAATGACCGAAAACTTATCAGAACAGGCAGGCTGTCCGATTGACATTGAAGAAGCGGAGGAAAAAGCAAGTGAAGATGTTGTTGCTCAGCGTGAAGAAGCACTTGCAAATCAGCTTGCGGAAATGCGAACACGCAAACGCAAACTTGTAGATCCGTTGCAGTACGAAATGTCAATTCAGGCGCAGGATCTTGCAGGCTATGTTCCGGCATTCGGCTGGGAATGTTCACCGCCTACAGACAAGCAGAAATCCAAGCTTGAAAAACTCGGAATATTCCCTGATGAAATCCAGAGTGCCGGCAAAGCAAAGCTTATTCTTGACAGGCTCGAAAAGCGAAGAATTGAGGGCTTAACCACACCTAAACAAATCCGTATGCTTGAAAGCAGAGGCTTTCAGCACGTGGGCAAATGGCAGTTTGACGAAGCCTCGGCTCTGATTTCGAGAATTGCCGCAAACGGTTGGAGAACTCCGAAAAACATTAACCCGAAAACATATGTACCGCAAAGCGAGGTGAATACGGTTGGACTTACTTAATGCACTTGAATACATCAGTCCGTCAGAGCTTGACTACCAAGACTGGGTAAATGTCGGAATGGCACTCAAACAAGAGGGATACAGCGTAAAGGACTGGGACGATTGGAGCAGAGCAGACAACCGCTATCACAACGGCGAGTGTGAAAAGAAATGGCAGAGCTTTAACGGCTCTGCTTCACCTGTCACAGCAGGCACGATAATCCAAATGGCTAAAGACAGGGGGATGACTTTTCGTGAATCGAAAGAACTCGGCTGGAATGACGAAATTGCTTTTGAGCAGGGTGATAAGGGCGATATTGGTGTAAATACCTGTGAGGGTGTAAAGTTTCACGAGCCTACAAACTGGAACCCGGTAAATGAGATTGTGACCTACATTGAAACTCTCTTTGATAGCTCGGAAAATGTAGGCTATGTTACTGAAACTTATAAAAAAAATGACAACGGCAAGGTTAAATATTCGCCAACACAAGGCAGTTGTGACCGTACAGCAGGTGAGCTTATTGCCGCCCTCAACAATTGTGACGGTGATATTTCAAATGTATTCGGCGATTACAAACCCGAGGCAGGCGCGTGGATAAGGTTTAATCCGTTGGATGGTAAGGGTGTTAAAAACGAGAATGTAACCGATTATCGTTACGCTCTGGTGGAATCTGACTGTATGGCTCTTGAAGAGCAAAACGCAATCATCAGAGAGCTTGAACTGCCTGTTGCGGTGCTTGTTTATTCGGGCGGAAAATCAATCCACGCTATAGTTAAGATTGATGCTACGAACTATGACGAATACCGCAAAAGGGTTGATTATCTCTACAATGTATGCCATAAAAACGGCTTTGAAATCGACAAGCAGAACCGCAATCCGTCAAGATTGAGCCGTATGCCCGGTGTTATCCGCAACGGCAAAAAGCAGTTTATCATTGACACAAACATCGGTAAATCCGACTTTGCCGAGTGGAAAGACTGGGTGGAGAGCATTAACGATGACTTGCCCGACCTTGACAACCTTGCAGATTTTTTTGAAAATCCTCCTGAACTTGCTCCGCCTCTGATTGAGGGAGTATTGCGACAGGGACATAAAATGCTCCTCGGCGGACCCTCAAAAGCAGGTAAGTCATTTGGTCTTATCGAATTGTGTATTGCAATTGCCGAGGGAACAGAATGGTTCGGCTTTAAGTGTGCGCAGGGCAATGTCTTGTATGTGAATCTTGAACTTGACCGTGCGTCCTGTTTTCACAGATTCAAGGACGTATACGAAGCACTTGGACTTGAACCAAATAACTTAAACAGAATTGATATTTGGAACTTGCGTGGCAAGTCCGTGCCTATGGATAAGTTAGCGCCTATGCTCATTCGCAGAGCTTTAAAAGGCAACTTTATAGCTGTTGTGATTGACCCGATATACAAGGTTATTACAGGTGATGAGAACAGTGCGGATCAAATGGCACACTTCTGCAACCAGTTTGATAAGGTGTGTACCGAAATCGGTTGTGCGGTAATCTACTGTCACCACCATTCAAAAGGTGCTCAGGGCGGTAAAAAGTCAATGGACAGAGTTTCGGGTTCGGGTGTTTTCGCTCGTGACCCTGACGCACTCCTTGACCTTACAAAACTGGAAATCAGCGATGATTTGATGAAACAGCAAAAGGATGAAAGAACCTGTAAAATCTGCAAAGACTGGATAGGTCGCTTCAACAAAATCAGTGAAGTGTGTTCGCAGGATGATTTGGTAATGGCAAATAATATGATTGACATTGCACGCAAAACGCTTCCTGAGCAGTCTTTTAAGCTGATGATGTCAGATGTTGCCCGTGCCGAAAAAACCGTAAAAGGGATGTCAGCGTGGAGAATAGAGGGTACTCTGCGAGAGTTTCCGGCATTTGATGCACTTAACCTTTGGTTTGATTATCCGATACACAAATCAGATACAACAGGTGTGTTGAAAGACTGTAATTTTGAGGGCGATTTTAACATCAAAGGCTCACCCTACAAAAAGAATTTCAGCAAGAAAAAGAGTGAATCGGAACGCAAGCAGGAACAAAACAACGCCCTCGAAACAGCGTTTAGCGGTGCTGAGGAAAACGGTCAGGCAAATGTAGCTGACTTAGCAGAATATATGGGAAAGTCCGAAAAAACGGTCAGACGATACATAAAAGAGCACGGCGGTTTTTGGATAGACGGCGGTGAAGTAGGACGAAAGGACACGGACAAAGTCGAATAATTTGTCTGTCTGTCCGAGGGACAAAGTCGATAAATTTTATGTCCCTGTCCGTGTCCCTGAGAGGGACAAAGTCGATAAAAAATCGAAAATGTCCCTCTCGGACAAAAACAGGGACAAAGTCGATAAATTATCGAGAATGTCCGAGGGACAGACAAACCCTATATATATATTCTATATATATAGGAGTATTTCCGTTCCCTAAGGTCACAGGGGTGAAGTAGTTGTGCGAAGCTTACGCACAACAACTCCTTCCCCTGACCTGTGACTAAAAGCAAATTTTAAAATCAAGAAAGGAATGGTAAAAAATGGCAAAATGCAAATCGACTTCAAAAGATAAAAGATTGAAAATCGCTAAAGGAATGCCACCTTTGAGGCGAAAACTTCCAAATAAAAGTTACAGTTACAAAAACGATCAGGTAATGGACTGGATTTCTAAACGACCGGCGTTGATTGATTATGTGTTGGATAAGTTAGTAGCTAACGGATACATAGTTTACGACCCGAAATTAAAGTTGTGGTATGGAGTTGATTATTTTGAAGAAAATGAAGACTGAATTTTTTATGCCGATGATACCTCCAACCGTAACGGCACAGGAACACAAGGTTATGGTAAAAAACGGCAAACCTGTTTTTTACAATCCGCCCGAGGTGAAACAGGCAAGAGAAAAACTCACATCACATTTGGCAAAGTTCAAACCGTCAGAACCGTACAAGTCGGGTGTCAGACTGATAACAAAGTGGTGCTTTCCTCGTGGTAAACATCAGGACGGCGAATATCGTATAACAAAACCTGACACGGACAATCTGCAAAAAATGCTAAAAGACTGTATGACCGCTCTCGGCTTTTGGTCTGATGACGCACTTGTTGCAAGTGAGATGTGTGAAAAGTTTTGGGCAGAGGTTTCGGGTATTTACATCAAGGTGGAAGAACTGTGAATATCTCGGAAGTTAAACGCAACCTTGAAAGAACCGTGCTGTACAATGGTGCAGAATACATTCTGAAAGGTTGTATCATCAGACGGAATACAATGGGTCGGTTTTACTATCAGGCAGAGCTTATGGACACCAAAGCCAAAAGCTCGTTGATTGTAACTGCACTTGATAAGATTGACGAAAGGAGAACCGACATTGAAAGCGAGAATACCGCCTAAAATCCCGAAACAGCTTAAACAGGAAGCTGAACGGATTGCAAAAAGCGCATATGAACAGATCCGAGAAAAAGAAAACAAAGACATCACACGCAGAGTATTTAAAACAATGCTGTATGCCTTGCATAAAGATTTCGGCTTTGGCCGTGACAGATGTGCAAAGGCTTTGAAGTCGATGACCGAGATAATTGAACACTCCGACACCGACGAAGTCTTTTGGGAACATATCGACCGTATTGTCATTGACAAGCTGAAACTTGAATTTGAGAAGCGGGACTATACCGACAATGGAAAAGTTGTTAATTTTGAAGGAGACGAAGAAAATGAAACTCAGACAGGAAATCGATAACACCCGTGATATGATTGACGGTGAACTCAATCGCATTATGGTCACAGATGATATAGAAGAGATAAGAGGGTTGACATATTATTTATTCTGCAACATAAACGACCTTATCCGCAAGAACCAACAAAGAATTGCCAAATCGTTGAGAGGTGAAGAAAATGATTGATTGTTCAAAAACAGAAAATTACTTCAACGAAAAGTTGAGGATGACGAAAAGAACAAAGAACGGACTGTGTAAAATTAAGTGTAGCAACTGTCCTTTGTGTAGTAATAACAACGGTGAAGGTTTATCGTGTCCAACCTTTGAAATGTATTATCCCGAAAAAGCAATCGAAGTTGTTCAGAAGTGGAGTGACGAACATCCGCCAAAAACTTATTTGAGTGAGCTTTTGAGAATCTTTCCAAACACCCCGCTTGGCGATGACGGCACGCCCGAAATTATATGCCCGCATCACTTAGGACTGAAAGACATAGAAGATTGCGAAATAGATTCTAACTGCATTGAATGTTGGAATCAGACTATGCCTGCCGAGGGAGGCGAAGAGTGATGAGAGAAATATTATTCAGAGGAAAATTCGGAAACGAATGGAAGTACGGCTTTTTAAGCATTGAACCAAAAAGCTTGGTAATCAAAGAGCCATACAAGAACGAAAGCTCAAATGTGTGGCATATTGACGCTGACACAGTCGGACAGTACACAGGCTTGACCGACAAGAACGGCACGAAGATTTTTGAGGGGGATATTGTAAAATATGGTGATACTGTTCATAATGTAGTGTTTGAACAAAGAAACGGAACAGCGTATTTTGGTCTTGTGTATTCAACACTTGAAACCTTATCGTTTGGATATTATCAAGATTTGAAACAAATTGAAGTAATCGGCAATATCTACGATAATCCTGAACTTTTAGGAGATGAAGAAAATGTCTAAATTAGAACTTAAACCTTGCCCGTTTTGCGGTGGGGAAATGGAATTTCATAGATATTCTTTTGTAAATAAATAATGGGCAAACGGTTGTCCACCAATATTACTTACACACAGATACGGAACAAGGTTGCGTACTTGATGAAATCTGTATGCCGTTTACTATCCCTGCAGGAGATGCCAATGAAGAAACAGGATATATTGGATATTACGCTGAAAAATGGAATCAGCGTGAAGAAAGTGAGTAAAACAAAATGAAAAATATTAAAATCTTGACAGCAAATGATACAGTAATTGTAAATGAAAGAGGGCATTCATATGAATAATACTATTAAATGTGAATTATATAATGATAATTTTCAGAATTTCAAGAGATATAACATTCCAAAGGCTCAGCTTGTGGTATGTGATATTCCGTATAACATAGGCAGTAATTTTTATGGTAGTAATCCTATGTGGTATAAGGGAGGGGACAACAGTAATGGAGAAAGTAAATTAGCAAAATCAATGGCTTTCAGAAGTGATTATAATTTTAATATTGCTGAATATTTCCATTTTTGCAACAGATTGCTAAAGAAAGAACCCACTGAAAAATCCGTAAGAGGAAGAAGTTCAAATGCCCCGTGTATGATAGTCTTTTGCTCGTTTGAACAGATTTCTACTGTATTGAAATATGCCGAAAAATATGAGTTTAAACATTATATTCCATTAGTGTTCTGTAAAAACTATTCTCCACAGGTTCTTAAAGCCAATATGAGAGTGGTAGGGGCGACAGAATATGCTTTGGTTCTATATAGAGATAAACTTCCAAAATTCAGAAATGGGGCGAAAACTGATGAGAACGGAAAGACAATCCGTGGCTCAGGACATATGGTTTTCAATTGGTTCAAATGGGAAAACGACAATAAGAAAATTATTCCTAAAATTCATCCCGCTCAAAAACCAGTTAATTTGTTATCACAGTTGATTGAGATTTTTACAGATGAGGGCGATGTGGTAATTGACCCTTGTGCAGGTAGTGGAACAACATTGAGAGCAGCAAGAGATTTGAATCGAAATTCTTACGGTTTTGAAATTGATAAGTCTTTTTATCAGAGAGCGATAAATAAAATGTTAGTTAAAGAGCAAGTATTGATAGTTTGAAAAGGAGAATGATAGCAAATGAAATACTATGAAATTAACGAAACCGCCGCAAGACAAGCCCGTGAATGTTGGTCTTTTAGAGATTACGAGAAAGGCGAAGAAACAGGAGCATACAGGAGTCAGGTTGATAAATGTTACAGCCTTGTTGATAAGTTACCCAATAACTTGAAAGAAAAAGGGGCGACAATGGCAGACAGATATGCTAAAAGGCTGGCAGACTGGTATAACAAGCAGTTTAAAATTGAAATGATGTGTCCGTCCGTGATGATTAGCGGCAGTAGTAATTTCCCCGTAAAAAAGAAAGAAAAGCAGAACGCCGCACGAGATAAGCACTATCAGCTATATGATGAAATTCAAAAAATACCCGAAAAAATCAAAGGGCTGTTAAGAGGTACAAATATCATTAAATCGGGTGACGCAGATGCCATAGAGCAGTTGCTGAATAAACTTGCAAAAGCCGAAGCATTGCAGACAGAAATGAAAGCTACAAACGCTTATTACAGAAAACACAAAACAATGAAAGGCTATAAAGATTATACAGATGAAAGAGCCACAGAACTTGACAAGGCTATCAAAGAAAGTTTTGACGGCGTACCTTTTGCTTCATACACCTTAACAAATAATAACGCAAAAATTAAAAACACTCGGAAAAGAATTGCCGAACTTGAAAGACTGAAAGAAACAGCTACAGAACAGACGAATGAAACATATAATACAGATTTATTTGAGGTTATTGAAAATGCTGATATTATGCGTTTACAGCTTAAATTTGACGGCAAGCCCGACGCAGACACAAGAACAGTTTTGAAACAAAACGGTTTCAGGTGGTCGCCTTCCAATGGCGTATGGCAAAGACAACTTACTGATAACGCAAAATTTGCGTTGCAGCGAGTGATTGAAGAATTGAAAGTGAGGTAGATACGGATTGACGGTTAAAGATTATTTATATTCGGTCAGGGTTTCGGATAAGCTGATCAGAACGAAAGAACACGAGCTGTCGAAACTTAGGCTGAATATTGCACAGGTATCGGTTAAGCAGAACGAGCCTGTTAAGACATCAGGAGTGAATGACCCTATGCGGATTGTTGACAGGATTGCAGACCTGCAGACTGAAATCAATCGGGAAATTGACAATCTTGTGCGGTTGAAAACTGAAATCCGCAGTAAAATCAACGCACTTGACGATTACCGTTACATTGCAATTTTGACCGAGTATTACATAAATTGTCAGAGGTGGGAGGATATTGCCGAGAGTATGGAAATGAGCGTAAGGCATACCCTGAGATTGCACGGCGAAGCGTTACAGGCGTTCCGAAAAAAGTTTGATTTCTCGTAAAATTATTTTGAAATGTCATTGAATGTCACCCTTACCCTGCGTATAATGGTATTATGAAAGTTTGACAAACAGGACATATGTAGAACTCTTCTAAGATAAAAATTACACAGACCGCTCATAGTTCCAGCTGTGGGCGTTTTTGTGTTGTGAGGAAAAATCGGATAAAAGAGGTGAGGTGATTGCCCAATGAGAAAAATTTAATACCGTTTACATCTGACCAAAGCCGTGATGAAGCCGTGAAAAACGGAGCAAAGGGCGGTAAGGCTTCGGGCAAGTCACGCCGCCGTAAAAAGAGTATGAAACAGGTTATGGATATGTTACTTTCGTTGCCTGCCAACACTCCTGCCGACTGGGAAATGCTTATTGATATGGGAATTAATGTTGATGAGATTGACGAAGATTTGGTCAATAATTTGCTCGTTGTAAATGCGGCACTTCTCAAAAAGGCTAAAACAGGTGATGTTAATTCTATTAAGGAATTAAGAAATATTATCCGTGACAATGTTTTTGAAAATCATAAAATCAAGCTTGACAATGCCTATCTCGACATTGAACGCAAAAAGGCTGAACCGCCAAAGAGTGACGGTTCGGAGTACAAAGGAATACCGGCTAATATGGTTGCACCGTCGTTTTCGTCGGTGCTTTTTGATATTGAGGGTAAAGAACATTCGGAATATGTTTTTCCCGGCGGAAGAGGTTCAACAAAATCGTCTTTCGTCAGTCTGAATGTTATTGATTTGCTTATGAAGAACGAGGATATGCACGCCTGTATTTTTCGTCAGGTAGCCGACACTCTGCGCAGTTCGGTGTATCAGCAGATTTTGTGGTCAATCTCTGCTCTCGGTCTTGAAAGCGAGTTTAACTGCACCGTGTCACCTCTCGAAATCACGAGGGTAAGCACAGGACAGAAAATATACTTCCGTGGAGCAGATGACCCGGGCAAGATTAAATCAATCAAAGTACCGTTCGGCTATATCGGCGTTGTGTGGTTTGAAGAACTTGACCAGTTCACGGGTGAGGAAGCTGTCAGAAAGATTGAACAGTCGGTGATCCGTGGCGGTGACACGGCTTTTAAATTTAAATCGTTCAACCCTCCGAAATCTGCACAGAACTGGGCAAACAAGTATGTTAAAATTCCCCGTCAAGACAGGCTTGTTATTGAGAGTACATACCTTACAGTACCGTCAAAATGGCTCGGAAAGCCGTTTATAGATGACGCAGAGTTCCTGAAAGAAACAAACCCTACCGCCTATGAAAACGAGTATATGGGCATTGCTAACGGCACAGGCGGCAATGTATTTGATAATGTTGTTATTCGTGAGGTCACAGATGACGAAATTCAGACCTTTGACCGACTGTACAGAGGTGTTGACTGGGGCTGGTATCCTGATCCGTTTGCCTATGATTGTATGACTTATATTCCAAGTCAACACAAGCTCATTATTTTTGACGAGGAACATTGCAACAAGAAAAGCAACAAAGAAACAGCCGAATTGCTCAGAACCAAGCACGGAGTTACAAGCAATGATTTAATCACTTGCGACAGTGCAGAACAAAAGTCAGTCGGCGATTACAGGGCTGACGGTTTAATGGCTCGTTCGGCAGAAAAAGGACCCGGTTCGGTTGTTTACTCGATGAAGTGGTTGCAGTCTTTACGGGAGATTGTGATTGATAACACACGCTGTCCGCATACTGCACAGGAGTTTCTCGACTATGAATACGAGCGTGATAAGGACGGCAATGTTATCAGCGGTTATCCCGATAAGGACAACCACCATATTGACGCTGTCAGATATGCAATGAACAGAGTATGGAAACGCAGAGGTGAATAATGGGACTTATAGATTTTTTGAAAGGAGTGTGGAGGCGAATGTTTCCGCTTGAAAATATTCGACAGGCGCTTAATTTACGGCTTGCGATTACGGCAGAAATGCAAAAGGCTATCGGCATATGGCAAAATTGTTATGTAGGCAAAGCTCCGTGGCTTGATGAAAATGTCATTAGTTTGAGGCTTGAGCAGTCAATCACAAGGGAGTTTGCTAACGTTACGCTTAACGAAATGACGGTGAACATCTCAAATGAAACGCTGTCAAAATTGTTTGAAACTGCAACCGAGGAGCTTAATTCGGAGTTACAGTCAGGTCTTGCAACAGGTGCAATGGTCATCAAGCCTTTGGGCGGTGACAGGGTACAATATATCTCGGCAAATGCCTTTGTGCCGATTGAGTTTGACACAAAGCACAGGCTTGTAAAGGTTATTTTCCCCGAATTTAAGAAAATCGGCGACAATTACTACACAAGGCTTGAATTTCACAGCCTTGACAAGGATAAAGGCTTGACAATTACGAATACGGCTTATCGCTCGGCGTCTCCCGAAGTTCTCGGAACGGAAATTCCCCTCGGTGTGATTGAGGAATGGGCAGACTTACCGCCTGCGATTACATATCCCGATATGAAAAGACCTGCGTTCGGTTATTTCAGAGTGCCGATTAAAAACACGATTGACGGCTCGTCCTGCGGTATGTCGATTTTTGACAGCGGACTTGAAATCATTCAGAAAGCCGATATACAGTTCGGACGGCTTGACTGGGAGTTTGAAAGCGGTGAGCGTGCGATTCATGTTGATTCTGCCGTATTTAAGGACGGCAAAGCCGACAGACTTAACAGGCGTTTGTACCGTGCCGTTGATGTGGATCTGGGCGACGAAGAACTGTTCAAGGACTTTTCACCTGCGTTCCGACAGTCCGACATTACGGACGGCTTGAATACATATCTGCGTATGATTGAATTTGCGGTCGGTCTTGCATACGGTGACCTTTCAAATCCCGAAACAGTCGCAAAGACTGCTACGGAGATTAAGTCGGCTAAGGACAGAAAGTACAATACCGTGTCGGCAATTCAGAAACAGCTTCGCTATTGCCTTGATGATTTGGTGTATGCTCTTGCCTTTTACAATTCGCTGACAACAAGCGGTTATTCGTTTGTGTGTGATTTTAAGGATAGTATTTTGACCGATGAAGAAACGGAACGCAAGCAGGATATTCAGGATTTGAACCTCGGTATTATGAAACCTGAAGAATATCGGGCAAAGTGGTATGGAGAGGACGAAAAGACAGCGAAAAAGAATCTTCCGCAGTCATCTGAGGTTATCGAATAATGTTCACTCCGACTGAAATTGAGGCTTTGCCCTCGGCTATGGAACAGCTGTACCGCAGTTTGCAATTGAACATCATGTCCGACCTTACGGAGCGTTTGAAAGCTAACGGTGAGGAAATAACCTCTGCCGCTGATTGGCAGATTAACAGGCTTTATGAATTGGGCGTGAGTAAGGATGAAATAGACAGCCTTATTCAAAGCACGCTCAATGTGTCCGACGATGAAATCGACAGAATCTATGACGAAGTCGTGAAATCGGGATATGCAAGAAACGAGGAGTTTTATACAGGCAAGGGTAAAGAATATATTCCTTATGCGGAAAATAAGCAGTTGCAACAACTTGTAAAGGCGGTCAAAAATCAGACAAAATCGGAGTACAGGAACATTACAGGCTCACTCGGGTTTGCCGTGAGAAATGCAGACAACACGCTGTCATTTACTCCGCTTGCGGACTTTTACCAACGCACTCTTGACAACGGACTTATGCAGATTGCAAGCGGTGCGGTTGATTATAACACAGTTCTTAAAAAAGCGGTTAAAGCTATGACCGACAGCGGATTGCGTACCGTTGATTACGCAAGCGGTTGGAGTAATCGTATTGATGTGGCAGTTCGCAGGGCATTGATGACGGGCTTTAATCAGGTGGTTGCAAAAGTCAACGAGGACAATGCCGAACAGCTCGGTACGGAGTATTTCGAGGTCAGCTATCACCGTGGTGCAAGACCGACACATCAGGTGTGGCAGGGCAGAGTGTACAGCAAAAAGGAGCTTGAAACAGTCTGTGGATTGGGAACGGTCACAGGTCTTTGCGGTGCGAACTGCTACCACAGCTATTCGCCGTTCATCAAGGGCATTGATACCCCGACATACAGCGAAGAAGTACTTGACCGTATGAACGAGGATGAGAACGCCCCGAAAGAGTATAACGGCAAAGAGTACACGGCATATGAGGCACAGCAGAGGCAAAGACAGCTTGAAACTGCAATGCGTGCCGACCGACAGAAGATTGAACTGCTCACACAGGGCGGTGCCAATGACGATACAATCACAGGCACAAAGGTCAGATATTTTCAAAGGCAGGACGAATATGTAAAGTTTTCAAAAGCTATGGGACTTCCCGAACAATGGGAAAGAGTAACCGTAAACGGCAAAAATGCTTTAGGCTCAAAACTCCCGAAAAAAGCAGGGAGTGTTAATAAAATCACCGCTGAATCTGTTGCAAAATCGGGTAAAAGTGGTATAATAAAAGAGAAAAGTAAAAAGCCTATTACTCCGATAACCGATAAAGCTATCAGTCGTATTCCTAAAGTTGATATTGAAGGTTATACAGAAGAGCAGTGTTTGGAAATTCAAAAACAACACAAGGAGCTTTTGAAATTTTCAAAAGAACAAAATGACAATAAAGAAGTTGCCTTCGTGTTAAAAAATGATGTGTCCAAAATGATTACAGAGCCTATTAAAGGAACTGATGAAAAAATAGATTTTGGATCAGCACTTCAAGGCAAAGATTTATTTGTTATGCACAATCACCCGAGAAACAGCAGTTATTCTTTAAATGATATTATCGAATTTATTAAGAATGATAGTATAAAAACATTTACTATTGTGAAAAACGATGGCAACATTGAAGTATTAACAAAGTTGAAAGGATACGACAGGCTATCACTTTTAACAGAGTTACAACGAATGGAAAAAAAGAGGATAAAAACAGGTTCTGATAGTGAATACAGAAAGGTTATTGATAAATTTTTAAGTAAACATCAAGAAGGAGGTTTATTTGAATGGAAGAAATAAACAAATCTGTTTTAGATGGTTCTAACGAAGAAGCTTCAAAACGTCTTGACGAAATAATTAAAGAACTTGAAAAACAAAGAAACAAAAACTAACCGCTCCGTAAAAAGGGCGGTTTTGTTGTTTAACTTGCCGAGAATATGTTCAGAGTAAGGAAAACGGCTTGTTCACGGCATTATTTAATTTGTCTGCAACTTGCCGTAACAAAATTTAACACATCAAATCAGCACTTTGAGAAATCAGAGTGCTTTTTTATTATTAATCAAAGAAAGGTTTGATACTATGAGAAAAAGAATTTTAGCAATTGTACTTATGGTAGTTATGATTGCAACAACCGTACTGGTTACTGTGGGCTGTACCGAGGCAACGCAGGTATCGTACAATGTTTCGCAGGAAGCAGACAATTTCAATGTGATACGCAGGCTTACGGTTATTAACACAAGAACCGATAAGCCGTCATTTGAACTTGTTGCCGCTTTTTCATTACAGGTCGATAATGACGATAACCAAATTGAGGTTGTCTGCGAAACGGGCAAGGGTGAATACAAAAAGCATATCATAGGTCTTAATGATGAAACTATGTATGTTGTAGAGGACATAAGCGGTGCAGAAGTGGACAAATACCGTTATGAAATTAACTTCCTGCCTAAACAGATTTTGCCGATTACATTTAAGAGTAAAGATTAACAGTTAAACCCGTCGATTTCGACCGGTTTAGAAAGGTGGTGACAGAATGAAAATCAGAGTAACAACAGCATTTAATGATAAACAGAACGGTTATGTAACCCGACCTGTGAATGAAGTTTTTGAATGCTCCGAGCAGAGAGCAAAGGAACTCATTGACGGCGGTTTTGCAGAAGAGGTCAAGTCTGACGCTCCCAAAAAGCCGAGAGCCAAAGCAGTTAAAACAGAAAAAGCAGATTAAGCGCCCTTGCATTTGATTGCATAGGTGCTTTTATTTTACCCTGCCGTAGGTTATAACGGCTGAATTTCTACCGCAGGCAAAGCGGAATACAAGCTATGCAGAAAGGATTTACTATGAAGAATATACACACACTTCTCTCCGAAATCGGCTTTACAGTTCCCGAAGATAAAAAGGCTGACTTTGAAAAAGCCTTTGCGGATAATTACAAAACTGTATCAGAGGTTGAAAAGCTCCGCACATCAAGGGACAACTACAAGTCACAGCTTGAAACTGCACAGACTGCACTCAAAAAGTTTGAGGGTGTCAATGTGGACGAGCTCAAGGGCGAAATCAAAAAGCTCAACGGCGAACTTGAAACAAAGGAAAACGAGTATCAGATAAAAATCGCCGACATGGAGTTTAACTCTGTTCTTGACACCGCTGTTTCAAAGAGCGGTGCGAAAAATGCAAAGGCTGTCAAGGCTCTGCTTGACCTTGAAAACCTGAAAACATCTAAAAATCAGGCAGATGACATCAAAAAGGCTCTCGAACAGGTTAAGTCCGAAAACGGCTATATGTTCGGTTCTGACGAGCCTTTTCAGAATCCTGTCGGTGCAACCAACACAGGTAACGGCGGTACGGGCTCAAATCCGCTTGCGTCAATGCGTGCGGCTATGGGACTTTCTGCCGAAAAGAAATAATTTTATTAAATCTATGAGGTGATTTTATTATGGCAAACACAATTGCACTTTTTAAACAGTACACAGCGTTGCTTGATGAGGTCTATAAGCAGTCGGCACTCACAAGCAAAATTGACGGTGCGTCAGACCTTGCAACACAGGGCGCTAACGCAAACGAGCTTATCATTCCGATGCTCACAATGGACGGTCTTGCAGACTACTCACGCAACAGCGGTTATGTTGACGGCGATGTTGAGCTTACGAACGAAACCGTGAAATGTAACTTTGACCGTGGCAGAATGTTCACGGTTGACACAATGGATAATGCAGAAACGGCAGGCATTGCATTCGGCAGACTTTCGGGCGAGTTTATCCGCACAAAGGTTGTTCCCGAGCTTGACGCTTTCCGCTTTGCAAAGTATGCCGGTACAAGCGGTATTTCTTCCGTGAGTGCAACTCTCACAACAGGCGAAGAGGTTGTAAAGGCTCTCCGCACAGCCTCAACAAAAATGGATGAGGACGAAGTTCCTTTCGAGAACAGACACCTTTTCATCACATCACCGCTTTACGGTCTTGTGCAGGACCTTGACACAACAAAGTCAAGGGAGGTTCTCAGCCGTTTTGCAGATACCACACTTGTTCCTCAGTCAAGATTCTATACAGCAATTGAACAGCTTGACGGCACATCCTCAAGCAAGGAAAAGGGCGGTTACAAAAAGGCGACTTCGGGCAAGAATATCAACTTTATGATTATTCACGGCTCTGCTCCGATTCAGTTCACAAAGCACCTTGACACAAAGGTTATTGAGCCGTCAGTTAATCAGAGTTCTGACGGTTGGAAGTTTGGTTATCGTATGGTCGGTATTGCCGATGTTTATGCGAATAAAAAGGCAGGTATCTACTGCCATTCAGCCGTAGAGGCTTAAAGGAGTGTTACTATGACCGCTTATGCCGATGAAGGCTATTACATCTCTGAATATCTCTGTGGCAGAAAGGCGGTCATTGTTTCCGCCTTTGATTATTATGCACGCTCTGCAACCCTGCTCATTAAGGCATACACAGGCGAAAATGTTGACGGGAACAATATTCCCGAAAGCGTAAAACTCTGCTGTTGTGAGCTTGCAGAGCTTGTATATAACGATGAAAAACAGTCCGCAAATTCAGGAATTTCATCTGCAAGCGTCGGTGATGAATCCGTAAGCTATGTGTCCGAAGAAGAGCGTAAAACCGCCCATAAAAAGGCTGTCAGACACACAATTTACAAGTATCTTGCCGACACCGATTTGCTGTACAGAGGTGGTCGCAGATGATTATTACCCCTGAAAGCTCCTGCACAATCTACAGATTCAACGGCTCAGGCTATGACCGATATTTCATTCCCGAATGTCATTGGCAGGAGAACAAGGCTCGCAATGTGCTTAAAAGCGGAATGCAGAACGCTGACAGCGTAACGGTGTATATTCCGATTGAATCCGCAGGGCTTTTGCCCGGCTTTTTAAAGCCGAGTGAAAACCTTTTTGCAGGTCAGCTATGCACCCCTCAGAACAGCGCACAGGACATTATTATTAATGGCGAGAGTAATTTCACCTTTGATAATTCAAGCCCTCAAAGCGTGTCACAGAGCCTTAAAACGCTAAAGGAAAAACACAGGTGCTATGCGGTTATGTCGATTGATGAAAAGCTCTACGGCGTAACCGATTTACAGCACATCAAAATTTCGGCGAGGTGATTGCATGAAGATTGTTCAACCGCCCGATTTTGTCATCAAGTCAAAAAACGGTACGGCAGGTTTCCTCTGGGATAAAAAGTTTGCAGTCCGCAAAAATGCCGATGTGTTAAAGGTGCAAAAGTATGTTGACAGCACGGTTTTACGATTGATGAAACCCTATACACCATTCAGAAACGGTGTGCTTGAAAAGTCGGCAACCCTCTCAACGGTTATAGGCTCGGGCGAAATTCATCAGAACACACCGTATGCGAGGTATCTCTACTACGGCAAGGTTTACGGTCCTAATATCCCGATTAAGGAAAACGGTGTTATTGTGGGCTATTTCAGCCCTAAAGGACAGAAGAAACACCCCACAGGTAAAATGCTTGTTTATTCTCGGGCAAAGCACCCTCTTGCCGGCAAGATGTGGTTTGAACGAATGAAAGCCGACCGTAAAAAAGAGATTTTACAGGGTGCTGCTAAAGTGGCAGGAGGTACGGCAGAATGAATATTATTGAACTTATGCGGAGCATTGTGATGAGCTTTCCAAAGCTGAACGATGTCCTGCACATTGACTACACAACCCCCGACACCGACAGCTACGGCTTATCTCCGACAGGCGATACGCTGATTAAATCCGATGTTCTCGGCAATCAGGAGCGACAGCACACATTCATCTTGTATGCCGTGTATCAGTCTGTTAATGACTATGACCGCCTTGCCAACAGCGGACTTATTAATGAGTTACAGCTGTGGCTTGAAAAACAGGCAAAGGGGCAAATACTGACCGTTACGGTTGGCGACAACGAGCTTGCAGGTACGCTCACAAAAATAACCTGTTCAAACGGTATGCTTTATGACATACCCAACAGCAATTTAATTGGTAATGTAATGTATCAATTACAGATTACCGCAGATTACAAAATCGAAAGTGAGGAATTTTAATTATGGCAACAACACCCGATATCGGTAAACTCAAAAGAAGTTATCTTATGCACTACATTGACGCTTCGTTCGGCACAGGCGAAACCCCTAAGTGGTTCTTGATTGGTCGTGACATCGAGGATATGTCCGTTGAACTCAACCCCGACACAGAAACAGTCAAGAACATTCTTGACGAAACCGTTGTAAACGATAACGGCTATGAACCGTCAATCGACGCAGACACTTATTACGCAAATACAGGCGATGCAATCTATGAAAAGATTAAGGATATTGCAATGAATCGCCTTACAGGCGACGACTGCAAGACTGCAATTCTTGAAGTTTTAGTAGACAAAAAGACAGGTCCGTATGACGCTTGGACTGAAACCTGTATCGTAAAGCCACAGTCCTACGGCGGTGCTCAGGGTGGTGTGAACATTCCGTTCAACATCGCATTCAACGGCGACAGACAGCAGGGTACGGCTACAATTGAGAAGAAAGTGCCGACCTTTACCGCAACGGTTTAATCTTTGGGGAGGGATTGATTTATGCAGAAACTTGTTTTTGACAGAGGTTACAAGGAGTATCAGATTGGCGATGACGAAAACGCAGTAATCCGTATCAATACCGCGGATGTGGGCATTCTTGCAAGGCTCAACGAGGCAGTCAAGAATATTGAGCAGATTCAGAAGAAGTATGAAAACGCTGAAAAAGCTGAAAACACAGACGCAATTCAGCTTATCACCGAGTGCGACAAGGACATCAGAGAACAGATTAACTACATTTTCGGTTCGGATGTCTGCACGGTTGCCTTTGGTGAAATTAACTGTCTTTCACTTGCGGGCGGTAAGCCGATTTTTGAAAACTTCCTTGAAGTGCTTATTCCTGTTATGCAGGCTGATTTTGAATCGGCACAGAAAATTTCCAATAAGAAAGTTGGCAAATACACTTCACAGGTGAAAAAGTGATTGAATTACTACCGAAAAGCCTTGAGGTTGACGGCAGAAACTACGAAATCAATTCCGACTTCCGTGTTGCTCTGCTGATTTTCAAAGCCTATGCAGACGATGATCTGAACGATTTTGAAAAATGCCGAGTGTGTGTCGAGTGCCTTTACAAGGAGATTCCCGAAAATTACCAAAAGGCACTTGACAGGGCAACTTGGTATCTTGACGGCGGAGATATTCCACAGGGCAAGCAGCTCCCCGTTCGTGTGCTTGATTGGGAACAGGACGGACATATAATCTTCCCTGCTCTCAATAAGGTTGCAGGAGCGGAAACACGCACAGTCGATTATATGCACTGGTGGACTTTTTTAGGCTTGTTCAATGAAGTGGGTGACGGCTTGTTTACACAGGTTATGTCAATTCGCACCAAAAAGGCAAAGCATAAGAAGCTCGACAAAACCGAACGGGATTTTTACAGTGAACATAAAGAACTTATCGACCTAAAACCCAAACTCACAGCCGAAGATAAAGAAGAACTTGACTTCATAAATTCGCTCGTGTAGTGTAGTATTGTATCACATATTGTTGACATTCTCTAAATGTTAGTGTATGATTAAATAAAAACTATATTGTTTTAACATTTAGGAGAGTGTAATCTATGAAATGCCCGTATTGTGGTGCTGATAATCCAAATGATACAGAATTGTGCAACTTTTGCGGCAGTTATATCAAGAGAGATGAGAAAACAGTTATAAATCAAACGATTTATGTAAACAGAACCGAACAGCCAAAAACCGAAACCGTAAATTATGCTTCAAATAATGTAAAACCTGTAACACCGTACATACAAAAGCCTAAAAAGCCTTTGTACAAAAAATGGTGGTTTTGGGTTCTCGTTGTTATGGCTCTTGGCGTGGTATCAAATCTGATTACAGGTAACGGTTATTCAAGTTCAAAAGATAAAAATGCTGACAGCAAGTCTGTTTGGGCAACTGAATACACAGACCTTGAAGATTTCGATTACTACTTTGACGGAAACGAAGTGTATATCAAGGAATATGAAGGACACGATGATAAAATAAAGGTCAACAGCACTTATAAAGCTGACGGAAAAGACAGAAAGGTAGTATCTTTTTCAGACGGAACATTTTTTGCAAGGTCTGTTGATAGTGTTATACTTCCCGAGGGAACAACTCATCTTGACAACAACACATTTAACTCTTGCGGAATTAAGTATCTGTATATTCCAAAGTCATTAAAAAGTGTTGATAATACATTTTGGGGTTATTTTCACGATATGGAAAAGATATACTACGGTGGTTCTGAATCTGATTGGAAAAAGCTCTGTAAAGTTGACAGGTCAGATGTTGATGTGAAAGAAATAGTGTATAATGCTGATTCAAGTAAACTAAATTAAAACAAAAAGCCACTCCAAACGGGGTGGCTAAAGTTTTATGTTTTTTACTTTGTATAATCTTTAATCTTAGTTAACTCCTCTATTCTTTCAACTGCTTTATCCTTACCAAGTTCGTTTAACTGAGAAAAGAAGTAATTGATTTTATATTCGGGTGAATCTTTGTATTTTTCATTTTGTTTATATAAATCCCAAACTGAGTTTTTTATTTCAAACAGTTCATCATTGTTGAAAATCTCAGGTTTTAGCATTTTTTCATCATAACCAATTAAAAAAGAAGGTGTGACACCTAAAACAGTGGATATTTTTTCAAGATTAGTTATATTTATACTAACACAGTCATTTTCGTATTTTGAAATTACAGCACGCTTAACTCCTATTTTTTGAGCCAATTGTTCTTGTGTAATATTTCTTTCCTTTCGTAGGGTTCTTATTCTTTCACCAACTGTCATACTTATCTACCTCCTTTACATCAATTGTATCGTGAGAAGAACAAAAAATCAAGACTTTTTGTAAAATGTTCTTGACAATACCAATAGATTATGCTATTATGTTCCTATCGAGAACGAAAGGAGGAAAGATGATGAAAAATGTTCGTGTTAATAACCTTTTGATGCGTGTCGAAATGACAAAAAGGAGATTAACAAACGAAAAGTTGAGTGTTGTTACTGGCGTGTCGAAAGCAACACTATCGGCAGTTAGAAACGGAAAAACTTGTAGTTATGCGACTGCTGAGAAGATTGCAAGAGCGTTTGACAAGGATGTGTCCGAATTACTGACAAAAGAAAATGAGTAATCCCACAATTTCACACACGGATTACTCATCACCGACAGAAGTATCTCTATCATTTATTATTATATCATTTAGGGCTACTTCTGTCAAACAACAATTGATAGGAGTTTTTTATTATGGCTTGCGTAAGAAATGTAAAAAAAGTAGTAGAAAGTGTTCGTGACATTATTAACCCGTATTATGACTTGGACTATACGAACATCAGCGAGATTTATCGTACTAATTCAAGCACATTTAGTATGATTGGTGAAGCGTTCACTTTCGGATATGCACAGGGAAGAAAAGCAACATTGTCAGAAATAAGAAAGGCGGCTAAATGATATGAAAGCTATGGAATACAAAGGACAGAAAGTTATCACAACAGCAATGCTTGCAGAAGCATATGGAACTGATACAACAAATATCAGAAATAATTTCAAGAGGAACAAAGAAAAGTTTATAGAGGGAAAACATTACTTCTATTTACAGGGTGACGAACTCAAAGAATTTAAAAAGGTAGTAACCGAAAGTTACTTCCCTAACAATATGGTTACTCGCCTTTACCTCTGGACTGAAAGAGGAGCAAACCACCATTGCAAAATTCTTGATACAGACAAAGCGTGGGAACAGTTTGAAAATCTTGAAGAAACCTATTTCAGAGTTAAAGAGGCAGTCAATGCGTTTATTTCTCCCGATACGGTAAAGTACCTCAACGGTGTTGCAAATTATCTTCGTATTCAGCGTACAATTATGAAAGACAAAGGTTGTACACCTCTTGAAATTGCTCAAATGGATAAACTGACTTGTGATACATATGGAATTCCAATTCCCGACAGTTTGTCAGCTCCTAAACCATATGAACAGCTTGCAATTGCAGGTATTACACAAAAGAAACTTGCTTCAAATGTAAATTAACCACAATTAAATATCTGTTAATTACAGCGCATATCTTCGGGTATGTGCTGTTTTTATATCCAAGGGTGTCGCTATTTGCTACGCCCTTTATTTTATATTGAAAGGATGTGAAAATATGGCGGTTGACGGTATTTTGAGATTTGATACAAAGATTGATACTGACGGATTTAGTTCGGGAACAAAAGAAATTTCGTCAAAAATGATTGACCTTAAAAATAAGATTGAGAAAACCGAGAGTGAAATTTCGTCCTTACAGCAGGAACTTGAAGAACTTGCGAACACTCCTGTTAAAAGCAGTACAGTTACAAATCTCGAAAAGGATATTGCTAAGGCTAAAGCTGAACTTAGTTCTCTGTACGGTCAAGCCGATTTAATCGGTGACACCAAACAGGCAGACCTTGAAAGTATGGGGCTTGGTACTGATTATCTTGATAATATGCTTGAACAGGACACAAATTGGCAGAAAATCCAACAGCAAATTACCGAAACAGAAGCAAAATTGCAGTCCTATGAACAGGAACTGAAAAATGTTCGTGAAAGCGAATCGGAAGTGTCGGGCAAAGATACAGCCGAGTATCAGAGAAAACAACAGAAGTTACAAACTTTATCAGGTCAGCTTGAAGTCTATAAGGCAAGGCTTAGAGAAACCGAGGCAAAGGAAAATTCAAACGCAAATGCCGCTAAAAGGTCAGTTTCAGCTTTGGAACGGTTGAAAAACATTGTTTCAAAAGCGGGAAAAGCTATGGCAAGTGCCTTTAAGAATGCCACGGTAAACATCATAAAGAAGATTGGAAGTCATGCCAAAAAGAGTTCTTCGCAAATGGGCGGATTTGCAAAATCGTTCAATATGGTTAAACAGGCTCTGAAAGGTATGATTGTGTATCAGGGTCTGTCGAAAATCTTTGATTCTGTAAAAGAGGGTATGCAAAACCTTGCACAGGTTTCACCGCAGACAAACAAAAACCTGTCAATGCTTATGTCGGCTCTTACAAGACTGAAAAATGCCTTTGCAACGGCTTTTGCTCCTATTCTGAATGTGGTTGCACCTATTTTGACTGCATTCATCAATCTGCTGTCGAATGTTGCCGACAAAATCGCACAGCTTTTCTCTGCACTTGCAGGAAACAGCACATATACCAAGGCGATTACGGTTCAGCAGGATTATGCGGAAAGTATTAAAGACACCACCAAAGCCACAAAAGATAATACCAAAGCAAACGAAAAAAATCTTGCGGGTTATGACCGATTGAATGTTATGCAACAGGACAGTTCAAGTCAGAAGAGCAGTAAGAACGAGCTGTTACCTAAAGATATGTTCAAAACCGTTGCAATTTCTAATACGGTCAAGAAGTTTGCCGATAAGCTTAGAAAATTGTTCAAGAAACAAAACTTCAAGGATATTGGAGAATTGATTGGTAACAAGCTAAACAAGGCTTTGGAAAGTATCAATTGGAAATCTATTAAAAAGACCTTTAAAGACTGGGCAAAGAATATCGCTGAATTTTTAAACGGTGCTATTTCAAGTATTAACTTTAAACTTGTGGGTTCTACAATCGGAAATGGTTTAGAAACTGCATTTGAATTTGCATTTACTTTTCTGACCACATTTGATTGGGAAACATTCGGAAACCAATTAGCTAACGCACTTATTGGCTTTATAGAAAGTATCGACTGGTCTTTAGTCGGTGCAACTTTTGGAGCGGCACTTAATAGCATTATCTTACTCGGCTTTGGATTTGTTACTCAAATGAACGAGGAAGGCGGTTGGGAAGAACTCGGTAACTCAATTTCAGATATGGTGAATGGCTTCTTTGAACAGATAGATTGGACAAAAGCCGCAAAAGCCCTTTCGGATGGTGTAATTGGACTAATGCACACTATTTCTGTTGCCTTAGAAAACATTGATTGGGAACAAATAGGCAATGATGTAGGAACTTTCCTTTCAAACATTGATTGGGGCGGTATCATCGGCGGAGTGTTTGAAACAATCGGTGGTTTTGTAACTATGAAATATGGCATTATCACAGGTGTTCTCGAAGGTCTTGGATTTGCAGATTGGCTTGATGAACACTTAGGAACCGACATTAAAGGTTTTATTGATGATGTAAAAAGACTGCTGAAAGGACTTATCGTTTTTATCGAAGGTGTATTTACATTGGATTGGAAAAAAGCTTGGAGTGGCGTAACTATGAGTTTTAGCGGTGCAATGGATACTCTCAAAGAAATTGCAAGAGTAGGAATTAACGCAATAATTTGGGCATTGAATACCGTTTGGAGCTTTTTATATGCATTTTATGCAGCGGCTTCTAATATCGCAGGCTCATTTTTGAAAAACTTAGGTTGGTTTTTCGGACAAGACTGGGGTTGGGAAACTGATATGAATGCTCCAATGATTCCTTACCTTGATAAAGACTGGAACTGGGAAGCTCCTAAACTTGCCACAGGTACGGTTGTTCCTGCAAATTACGGTGAATTTCTTGCCGTACTCGGCGATAACAAGCGTGAGGCTGAGGTTGTTTCGCCGATTTCAACTATCAAACAGGCACTTATTGAGGCTATGGCAGAGATAGGCTCAACAGGTGACAGCGGTGACATTAACCTTACTGTAAATCTTGACGGCGAAGTGATTTTTAACAACATTGTAAAACGCAACAACGCAGTCAAAAAGCGTCACGGTGTCGGTGCGTTAGATTAGGAGATGATGACATGGCAAATTTTAAAGGTTATTTAATAAGGTTCCCTAAGAGCGGTAAGCTGTTTCCGCACAAGCTTATTGCAAAGGATAACTACAACGGAACTCCGCTCCAGAGAACCGAAATTAAGGCATACCGTGACAGCAACAACCTTCTGCACCGCACAACTTCGCCGAATTACAAGTCGAAAATTGAGTTCACAACCGTTGATAAACTCACCCTTGCACAAATGCAGTCGATTAGAAGTGCTTTGAATAGTTCGTGGGATAACTCTCAACAGCGTAAAATCCGTGTCGAGTATTGGGACGATGAACTTCTTGCATATCGCACAATGACCGCCTATATGCCCGACATCACCTATCAGGTCAAGAAAATCACCCAAAACAACATCATATACAATGCCGTGACTTTCACTTTTATTGAGTATTAAGGGGGTGACAGATTGCTATCCGTTTCAAGTACGCATAAGCAGAAAATTATTAACGAGCTGATTTCAAACAAGCTCGAAATCTTTTCATCTGACAGCAAGTTTGATGTCATCACCGAAACCAACATTGAAAGCGAAAGTATGAGCCTTAAACAGTCGATTTGTGACGAAAACAAATTAAAGTTCGGCGGTTGCATTGCTTCCGAATTTAAAATCGGATTGCTGAACACCGTTGACAGAACTTTTGATGTTTCAAAACTTGTCGGTTGTTGGATTTTAGTTAAGCTGACACAAACTTTTCCGTCGGGTTCTCCGACGCTGCCGAGCAGTTCATTATATCCGAGCAATACGCTCTATCCGGGCGAAGCCGTGACAACAAAGTCGTGGTGCATTTTTAACGGTATGATTGACAAAGCCGAGGTCAATAAAACAGATCAGAACAAAATCAGCATAACCGCCTATGATGTGATTTCACAGCTTTATGAAACTGACTGCACAAACGCTCTGCAAAAGCTCTGGAATAACAATTCTGACGGCATTTCGGTCTATAATCTGTTGGCAATGGTTTCTGAAAAATTCACTAACCTATGCGGTCAACCTGACGCCCGTTTTTTATCTGACCGTTTACTTAACGAGGTTATCAACAAGGCTGAGAATCTGACTGTTAAGAATATGAAAATTTTTAACAAAGTATGGCTTAATGATTCCGAAAAGGTTAATTACGGTCAATTGCTTAATTATACAGCGGAAATGCTCGGTGTGTTTGCTTTTGTTAAACCCGATAACCGAAAAGGCGGTAACATTGTTTTTGTCAACCTTGAAACCGACACAACAAAATCAGAAAAATATGACTTTTACGAGGCATTCAACGCTGACGAAAAATCAAGCGGTACATACGGGACTGTTGACTTTGCAATCGGAGGTTCTACACGAACCGCAAAAGTGCGCAGCTACAAGTTTTTAAGCGGTAAAACCTATGATATGACAGACAACATTCTTGTATGGCAGGAAAACGATAATGCAGGCGGTGCGTGGATACACAAGTTTGAAAATCTGTTTTCAGGCGATACGGGCAAGCGAATACACCATAAAATTTATAAGCCTATCGAGGCAACCCTTGACGGCAGATTGTGGGTTGAGCCGGGCGATATGGTGCAAATCAAATACTATGTTACCGACGCTGACGGCAACTATGCCTATAACGCTGACGGCACTCCGCAAACCGCAACCGTGACATCATATGTGCTGTCAAGAGAGCTTACAGGCATACAGGCACTCACAGACAAAATCACAGCGAAAGGAGAATAAAAAATTGAACAAATACACACGAATTAACTGGGAAAACACTCCCTCAACAGCAACTCCGCTGACTGCCGACAACCTCAACCATATGGATGAGGGGATTGAGCAGGCAACAGACGGGGCTACAGCTGTTGAAGAGGCTCTCAAAACCGCAACGGCAGAATTAGCCACCGTAAAATCGGAAGTCGAAACCGCAAGGGGAAGCTCCTCAAGCCTCAACGCAAGGCTTAACGGGATTGATTCGTCTGTAACCAACAAAGCTGAGAAGAGCACTGTCAGTCAGTTATCAGCACGAATGCAGACGGCAGAGAAAGCCCTTACAGGCAAGGCGAACGCAACGGATGTAGCCAACGCTCTTAAAGCGAAAGAGGACAACGCAAACAAAGTGAGCTCCAAAACGGACATCACAGACAGCAGTACTAATTATCCGAGTATTGAATATCTTGGCGAGTATTATTACGATACGAACGAAACCTACTCATCAGAAGAAACGGACAAGTTTCTTGCGACTAAATACGATTCGTCAAATATCGAACTCGGCACAGCTACTCTTACTCCGTACTCTA